TGCCCCGCGCTTCATGAGCGCGTTCAGTACATGTCACCAGTCCGGCAAGCTGGTGGTTAACTCCCCGTTAAGACCAAGAGCATCGGCTGTGCTAGCAAACAGCACGGGGGGCAGGCGTTGGGCGGTCAGTAGTGGCCGACATGTAGCCGCGACGGAGGGGCGGCGCACCGGGTCTCCAGCGACCCGGTTAAATAATGCTGGCCAGAGCCGACTGGATCTCAGGCACCCGTGGCAGGGCAAAACGCTATACTTCACATTCGTTACCATGGCCACAATTAACGCTACAATCGAGTTGACAGAACGCAAGCCCAGCAAGTCCGGCTGGGCCAAGATCAAGACATGGGTGCTTGACAAGTTGCAGCGCTATTCCTGTTGTCTGTCATCACAGGATTTGGCGGATTGGGAGTGTTATCGCACGGATCAACGTGTTAGAGCGTGCGTACGTGCCGAGATGCGTGAGCACCTCGGTTATGACAGACGGGATACGTGTGTGGCAAATGCCATTGACACTGTCTATAGGGAGACGGGGTATGACCTAGCGGACTTAGGCACTATCCGTCTTGCGAACAAGGGGGTGAAGCGTACGATGAAAGAGTGGGATGCGTATTTCCTGCGCATGAAAGTGGACCCACTTGCAGACCAGGCGCAAGGTCGTGTGAAAATCGTGCCCAAGTTCGCAGCAGCTTGTGCTCTGCACATCCGGTCCAAGTTGGGCGTGCTTGCAAACAACGAGGCGAATCGCTTGCTTGTGCAGCGTAAGTACCTCGAGTTGTGCCGCAAGCATGGTGTGCGAGACGTGGACACAGTGTTGCATCAAGGATTTGTAATGAACACCGTGTTTACCGAGAGCGTCCTGGATGACATAGCGTCATCCCGCAGGCGATTGCCGGCGTGGCTGAAGTGGTTGGAGGAAGTGCCAGCCACCAACGCTGTGCCGAGCGATGTTTGCTAGGGACGCCCGGTGAAGGTGTACGGATGCCAGACTACTCTGAGTGGAGCGTTGAGGGAACGCATCAGGAAGGAGTGTCGGGGATCGTTGTGCGTACGCCGGAACGGGCTGACCCACAAGACCCGTGAGTTCACTGTTCTCACGGGTCTTGGCCCAGATCACAACCTGGGAGTTTATGATAACAGTGTGGACACCATAGAACGCGCCTTTGCAGAGCGTTATTTTCTCTGCAAAGATGGGGAAGGCTTTAGGCCCGCGTTCAAGGTTGGTCCCTCGAACTACCGAACACCTGAATTTAGTGCATTCAGGGATGCCGTTATGGAACACATGCCTTCTTTGCCCGTGATGACTAGTCAACAGGTTGTTGACACTTATCACGGCCCAAAGCGGCGTGTTTACCAGAACGCTCTGTACAGTCTTGAGGAGCAAGGATTGACGGAAGCCGACGCGCATCTGTCTGCGTTCGTTAAGTTCGAGAAACAGGACGTTGAGAAAGCACCGAGGGTTATTAACCCTCGCAGTGCAAGATACAACCTGCGTCTTGGCAAATACCTTAAGCATGCGGAACACAAGTATTTCCGCGCCATCAACAAAGCATATGGCGGTCGAACCCGGGCAACCGTTATCAAGGGGTTAAATGCCGACCAATCCGCCGACGTTTTAGTGGAAAAATGGCAACAGTTCGACGACCCTGTCGCTGTTGGCCTAGATGCTAGCAAGTTCGACATGCATGTTAGTGTCGCTGCCTTGCGTTATGAACATTCTTTTTACAAGGCATTGTTCCCAAATAACACCGAGTTGCGATGGCTGCTGGAGATGCAGCTGCACAACAAGGGCGTCGCGCGTGCGCTAGATGGCACTGTTAAATTCACCATGGAGGGCACAAGGTGCTCCGGGGACCTCAACACGTCATTGGGCAATTGTATTATTATGTGTGCCCTAGTGTGGGTGTATGCCAAGCTCCGCGGAGTGCGTGTGGAGCTTGCAAATAATGGTGATGATTGTGTCGTGTTTATGGAACGACACGATGAGCCAGCGTTTCAGAGAGGCTTGAGCAGCTGGTTCAGGAGTAAGGGATTTGCCATGGCCGTTGAACCAACAGTAGACACATTGGAGCAGGTCGAGTTTTGCCAGAGCCGACCGGTGCAATTAAGCACGGGGTGGCGCATGGTGAGGAATGTCTCATCATGCTTAATGAAGGATCCGATGTGCCTGTTGAGCATACCTAACGACAAGGTTTACAGGAAGTGGCTTGCCGCAATTGGAACATGCGGCGGACACTTGGCAGCTGGTGTACCTGTCTTGTCGGAGTTCTACGGTGTTTTCAGTCGGGCTGGCACAAGTTGCAGCCAAGGTATGTTGCAGGAAGTATTCAAGAACCGTTCCCAACTGCATTTAGCACAGGGTTTGAAGGCCGGGGCTATAGACGCGAACGCACGGGTGTCGTTTTACTATGCCTTCGGTATCTTGCCCGATGACCAGCAGCAGTTGGAACAGTTCTATAGGTCAGCCGTAGTTGGACCCGTGTGTGCAACACCGATTGAGCGTAAATGGCTCTCGGTTGGTCCCGGGTTTAATATTGTTACGGAGTCCAACTAATAATATGGCTAAACAACGTCAAATGATGAAGAAACTAAATGCGACCAAGGGTCGAAACCAGTTACAGCGCACTAGCAAACAACGTGAGAAACCACGTCCCGCCATCCCGCGGTCCATTTCTGAGGACCCGGATGTACTTCGGTATTACCTTGCCCTTACAGACCCGTTCCACCCCGATGCGGTCGGGGCACGCGTGCCAGACATGTACGCGGCGCATACGGCCACGTACACGGTACATGCCACGCACACCATTACAGTCAATTCCGCCGGAGCAGGCTCCGTCTTCATGTTCCCAAACCTTGTCGCGAGTATTTACGCGCCTCAGGGTGGGTCTCCGGACTTTCAGACGATCGTTTGGGGAGACTCTACGACGACTACTGTCGCGCGTTGGGGCATTGATGATGATGCCTTGGCTTCAAAGTTGGATAACTATCGCATTGTCGGTTGTGGCATGCGCATCGCAAATATGTCGAGCATGACGAATGCCCAGGGCAAGTTTATTGTTGGCACGTACGCAATCGACAGCAGCTGGCATACCAAGGACTTTGAGATTGCGGGTGTTACCATGCCAACCAACTCAGCTGCCACGCCCGGTAACACTGTTGCGGACTGGGGTGTTCCGGTCACCACAACCGGTACGTTTGCCCCGAACTTGCTCATCCAGTATCCAGGTGCTCAATTGCGTAGTGCCATGGAACTGGGTGAGCAGTGTATGGACATTGTACCCAGGCCAGTGGATCCGCGCGCGTTCAGTTTTCGCACTAGCAATGCCCAGCTGAATGGTTGGCAAACAGCTGGTGCAGTTGCGGGCGCTGCGGTTACGACGGGTGGTGCCGAGTTCTTGGACCTGTGTGGGTTTGAAGCCGCTTTTGTGTCCCTGCAAGGTGCCGTTGCGAACACCTCGACGTTCGATGTGGAGGTTATTTACCATGTGGAAGGCCGTCCGTATTTAGCAGGCGTGTCTTCTGTCACGGCACAGAATACCATTGTGGCCCCATCCACGTCGAGTGCATCGCCCGTTAACCCCATTGGGTTCTTTGAGGCTGTCGGCAGGGCGGTGCACCAACCTGCTGTTAAGGAGGCGATTGAGGCCGGTGCCGGGTTGATACACCCGACACTCGCCAAGTTTGTTAATGCTGTGCTGTAACTAGGTGGTTGACCCTCGCTTTAGTTGCTTTGTTGGAGGAAGGGTTGTTCCAATGGTGGGTGACAACACGTATAGCCACGGTTGCGTATCACACTGTAACGTTCAGCGGTGTGTGTGGACAGCGCAACTTGAGGAGAACGGTACTTGTTGGTGACCACCGCCTGAGATTCCTACATTGCTATATCAGCAAACTGTTTGTTCACAAGGGTGGTCCAGCACTCTTCATTGTCAGTGCTTAGCACATCAGAAACTGGAATATGACTCCGAAATCATCTGTGGGGGGAGTCGACACCAATTCACAACGTTGGA